AAAGGACATCACACATGACATCCGCACAGAACAGTATATAGCTGCAATAAATCAGTTTTTTAAGACACTGGAAATGCAGATGCAGTTATCAGTTGGGACATTCAGCTTTGACGGTCAAAGCGTAAAGACTGCAACAGAGATTGTGTCCGAGAACTCTCTTACATACCGCACCCGGAACATGCAGTGCAACGAGGTTGAGAAATTTATCAAGGGCCTGATTGTATCAGTATTGGAGATAGCGTCCTTCACAACATTGGGCGGAGGCGGCAAATTGTACACCGGAGAGATACCCACCTTCGAACAGATAAGTGTGGACTTTGACGACGGCATATTCGAGAGCGCGGAACAGAAGTTAGAGTTCTACAGCAATGCAAAAATGGCGGGAATCGTGCCCACAACAGAAGCAATCAAGGGCGTGTTTAAGCTAACTGATGCAGAGGCCCTCGAATGGTTAAAGAACATCATCCAACAGGACACGATGGTAGACCCGGCAGAGATTGAGCAGCAATCAGCAGAAAAGGAGGTAGAGGAAGAATGAAGTATAAGAAGAAACCAGTAGTAATTGAAGCTTTTAAGTATGACGGTGATTTAATGGGAAGTGACGGGAAATACTACGTCCCTGACTGGGCGGTACAGGCAAATAAAGAGGGTATACTGTATTTTGACTCCCTTGACGCGGAATCACCGCCATGTGAGCTGTTTATCCGTACTTTAGAGGGCGTGCATCATGCAAGCATTGGAGATTATGTTATCCAAGGGGTTAACGGGGAACTGTACCCGTGCAAACCAGATATTTTCGAGAAAACTTATGAAGTTGTAGAGGGCGAGTGATGTAAATGAGAGACATCCCCAAACAAATAGACTTATGGGCGTGGCAGATGTCCGAACTGTACAACTCCCTGGAGGGAGAGATAATCCGGGCAATCATTAAGCGGGTATCTAATGGGCATACTAATATCTTGGACTGGCAGATGCAGGCATTAAAAGACTTGGGGCTGTACAACAAGGATATTGCAGAGGTTGTATCAAAAGCAACCCAGGTTGCCGAAAAGGAAATAGAAAGAATGTTTTCAGAGGCAGCAGAAGATACTATCAAGGAAGTGGATGAATCAGTCCCTTATGATACGCTCGAAACTCCTACAGACCTAGACTTTGTAATGAGGAGTTACTACAACCAGTGTTGGAGTAGCATTGACAACCTTGTTAACCAGACACTTATAAGCACCAACTACAGATACGGTAGTACCGCCACAAAGGCATACACTGAGGTGTTAAACCGGATACAGGCATTATTTAACACCGGGATGTACACTCTCGACGAGGCCATGAAAGCGGCTATAACCGAATTAGCATCCAAAGGCATAAAGTCAACCTTTATTGACAAGGGCGGTCACACATGGAGCATGGAGCGGTATGTTAGGACAGTTTTACAATCCACACTATCCAACACTTATAACAAGCTGCGTACATCCCGCATGGAAGAGTATGGTGTACATACGGTTGTAGTTACGTCACATATGGGGGCGAGGAAAGCGTGCACGAGGATACAGGGAAACGTCGTGGATTTAAGGCAACAATCTGAAATACCGCCCGACAGTAAATACATCTCTCTTTACGACCCATACTGGCAAGCCGATTACGGTGACCCAGGAGGACATAGGGGGTGCAACTGTAGACATAACTGGATAACCTTTGTCCCCGGTGTGGATGTCAACAATCAACCGAAATACGACGAGAAAGAGAACGCAATCGTCCGAAACCTCCAGACGAAGCAAAGAAGGCTTGAAAGAGCGGTTGTTAAAAACAAGAAAAGTAAAATGATATCCGAGGAATTATGGGATACGAAGAGTGCAAAGTTTTACGACCGCAAAGTGAGAGGATTGCAAGGAAAGTTAAGAGAGCTGGTTGACAGTAACGAGCACCTGACAAGAGACTATAACCGGGAAAAAGTATACACTCCAATAGACACTCTCATACAGACATTTAACTACGAGAAAAAATGACCTTAACGGTCTTTTTTATTGCCCCGGGCAAGGCGTAAAAAGGCTCATGTTACTTAACGAACAGTGATGCGACCACGTAAAAAAGCGTATAGGAGGGAAACATTATGACATTTAAGGAGTATTTAATTTCCAAGGGATTGACCGAGGAACAGGCAGAGACAATCACAGGCGGTATGGCAGAAAACAAGTTCTTTCTCGCGAGCGAGGAAAAACTTGACGAACGGTACGCCAAGATGAAGTCCCAGAAAGAGCAGTTAGAAACCCAGATTGCCACCAATCAGAAAGAGCTTGAAACCCTGAAAGAAACAGCAAAGGGGAATGAGGAGTTAACTGAGCAGCTTACAGAACTTCAAACGGCTTTTGACAACTCAAAATCGGATTCAGAAAAAGTGCTGAAAGAACAGCAGAGAGATTTTGCTATCAAACTGGCTTTAAAGGACAGCAATACATTGGACAGTGATATTGTTATGGGCCTTATCAACAAGGATTCCATTAATGTAACAGACGATGGATTACACGGACTAAAAGACCAGATAGAGAAGCTACAAGAAGAAAAACCCTTTCTGTTTCAGGAAAAAGACCCTGACCCGGAGAATCCTAAATCTCCTCAAATTGTAACGCCGGGTAATGCAAAAGGCAGAAACAACGACCCTGTAGACCCATTCGCAGCGAAACTATCAAAATATGAGTAGAAAAGAGGTAAGATTATGCCAACAGCAAACAACGATTTAGCAGCAAGAAGCTATCAAAAACAGTTCAGACAATTATTACAGGCGGTATTTAGAAAACAGTCCTATTTCGGGGATTTCTTCGGAGGTGGGATTGAGGCACTCGACGGCGTACAGCACAACGCTGTAGCATTTAGCGTTAAGACATCCGACATCCCGGTTGTGGTAGGAACTTACAACAAGGATACAAATGTAGCATTCGGAACCGGAACGGGCAACAGCACCAGATTTGGAGAAAGAACAGAAATTATCTACACTGATACAGATGTTCCATATACCTGGGGCTGGAAGTTTCACGAAGGTATCGACCGCCACACAGTAAACAATGACTTAAGCGCAGCTATCGCAGACAGGCTTGATTTGCAGGCACAGGCTAAGGTACAGAAGTTCAACGCACAGCACAGTGCATTTATTTCCTCTGTTGCGGGGCACGAGGAAAAATTGAATGACTTCACACCGGATTCCGTATTAGCATTGTTTAATACTTTGTCTGCGTACTACGTGAACATTGAGGCAATCGGAACAAAAGTAGCAGCAGTTAACACGGAACTCTACAACGCAATTGTAGACCACCCGCTTGTTACCACGGGGAAAAATTCCAATGTTAATATTGACAAAAACGGAATTTTAAGATTCAAGGGATTTCAGATTAAGGAAACACCGGATTCTCTTTTCCAGGCAGAAGAGTGTGCTTATATCTACATCCAGAGTGTGGGAAAGGCGTTCACCGGAATCAACACCGCGAGAACAATCGAATCCGAGGATTTCGACGGTCTTGCTTTGCAGGGCGCAGGAAAAGCCGGAGAGTTCATCCTTGACGACAACAAAGCGGCGGTTGCGAAAGTAACGGTAACGGTGGGGGAATAAGTAGGGGCAACCCTACCCGCCCCGTAACTAACCAAGCGGTAGCAGGATACACAATACTTAATTAAGGAGGTACACATGGCTTATACAAAGAAAACATGGGGGACTTATACATGGGATGAAACTAAGTCCTTTGAAGAAAATATTGCGGCGGCAAAAACAGCCAAAGCATTAATCGAAACAACAGACTTACAGCGGATTGAGGACGGGATTGACGGTGCGAGCAAGCCAGCCTGGGCAGACATCACCGGAAAGCCAACAATCCCGCCAGCCTATACTTTGCCAGCGGCAACAACATCCGCTCTGGGCGGCGTGAAAAAGGCAGCAACACAGGCAGACAGTACCGCGACGGATATAGAAGGGCTTGTGGCAGATTTCAATTCCCTTTTGGCGAAATTGAAGACAGCTGGGATAATGGCTTAAGATTGGAGGAGAGAATGGACTATTTAACATATACCGAATTGATAAAAATTGTCGGAGAGACAACTGTATCAGAAGATGATTTTAAAAAATATATCAAGAAAGCTTCTGCGGTTTTAGACAATCTCTCCGACAACTTTTATCAGTTCCGCAGTATCACTACGGACAATGAATTCCGGGCTGGCAAATTTAAAGAAGCCTTGTCTTATCAGATAGCGTATTTTGCAGAAATGGGGGCTGATACCTATGAGGGAATCAACAAGGCCCCTCAAACATTCTCCATAGGGCGTACAAGCGTTTCTAACGGTAGCCGTTACAATGCGGCCGGGGCAAATGAAACCAAGAGCCTAGTGGCAGAAGATGTCTACATAGCACTGGAAGGAACAGGGCTATTGTACAGAGGAATAAGGGGGTGTCCGGTATGGTGATACCCAAACCCCCGATAGAGACACTTGTTGACGAAATGGTATATGAACAGATAACCGAAAAGGATGATTACCAGCGGCCTATGTATGCGGCCCCCGTCACTATTTCCAATGTGAGGATAGACAGAACTACAAAGTACAGCTACACATCAGGGGGCAGAGACATCCTGTACAATGCTGTT